CCAACGTCTGATTATATCATGTGCATTATTATTAAAATCCAACAGCCGGACTATTTGTTGCCATTCGGCTTTAATTCTAGTTTTGATTTTAGCAGAGTAAGGTAGGTTATCAGTAATTATAGCGACAGTCATTCTATTCGCTTCTGCATTTACTGCTTCATTAACTATATCTTCAATCGCAAAATCACATTCTGGATGTTCGGCCGTACTTCGGTATCTACGAATTAAATCAAATTCGTTCTTAGTTTGCCCTTCTATATCCAGATATTCGCTGTAGAACCCAGCTGATGTAGTAGCTCCGTCTTGAGGATCTGGGAGAACAAATGTTGGTAGTTCTCCCTGATCTTTTTGAGCTCTCGTAATTTGAAACCCAAATAATTGTGCCATAATACTCCCGTATTCAATATTAAATATTTATACGGTTTATTATGTCGTAGTATTGGATTCAAAAAATTGATAGCGGTATGTTACCTCAAATTCTTCAACAGCATCATTACCATCATATGCTAATTCGATAGGTGCAATAGTCAGTGGCCATAAACCACGAAATGTATACCCCTTAATAACTTCTCCAGCACGATCAAGTTGTTCTACAAAAGCATCAACTTGATAATCACTTGGATTTTCCAGACCACTATTGTCTGACAGAGCATTAATTTCATTAGACCATCTTTCCATTGCGTTACGAATTAGAAAATCAGTATCATTGAAAACTGTTGTTGTCCATGCATCAAAAACACGGTCCCCAGCAATAAATAATTGCCGTCCTCTAAATGGAACTGGAACCTCACCCAAAGTCATTCCAGGCAAGTTAGTAGCTTTACACAAGAAGGACATCACCCTAGTCTCACCACCCGTAGCTGCGAAGCCTGGGAATGGCATAGTTACTTGGAATTGATTACCTCTTGCACCGCCACCTTTCATTACTGCTTTAAAATCGTTTATGTTTGGCATTTAGTCCTCCTACGCTCCTACCACTTCACTGAACGCAACACCTGTTTTTGTTGCTATAAAATTCAGAGAAATGAAGTTAATAGACCGAGCGGGTTTGACATAAATGTCAGAAACAAACTCGTTACGATCAACAACCACGCCTGGGTTATTGGTTTCGTCACAAACAACCAAGAAATCAGTTATACCTCTTCGACCTTGAATATCTCTCAAGAAAGGTTCAACCATATTCCTGAATCCAGCTCTTGTAAATTCATCATTGAACTCAAACAACTGAAATTTAGCAGCAGTAGAAATTGCTTTTTCTAGAACAATAAACATCCTTCGTACATTGATACGGTCAAATGCACTTGGTTTTGTCTGTGCAGTTTTATCCCCAAACAGTACTGTACCTTGGCCTGGAAATGTTACACATGGATTGACTCTTGCTTTATACAAGATATCCCGATTGGCTTTTTGAGGATTATAAGCAAGTTTTACAACTCCCCTAATTTGTCCTCTACTAAATCCACCCGGCGAAAACCAAGGATCTGCAACAATGTCAGTTCTTGCACATAGTCCTGCAATATCACCGTTTAATGGAACCCACCGATAAGTATCTGCATACTTATCATAAGTGTATTTGTATCCACTATCGAACACTGCATAGGAACTTGAAGATAATGCATCAAAATAAGCTTTGACATTTGAAGTCTGAGTGACTTCATTTGCAACATTTACTACATCCGATTTCTCAGGTGAAATAAATGCAACAGCATCTTTACGATCTGTACACATATCCAGCGCATTTCCTGCTTTAGTTGCATCAGCACCACCGCAAATGAAAAGATTTAAATCTACCGTTTCAGTATCTTTGAATCGGTCAATTCCATCTTTAATTTCACCAGCAGATAGTGCATAATCATCAGCACCAGTTACAAGTGAAGTATCAAGTATTGTACCAGCAACAAATGTTACACCAACTGCATCGGTTCCCCAATTACTACCTGAAGCATGATGGTCCATCCAATAAATAAAATCTGAACCATTATAAAGTGCATTCACATAATAATTATCAGTACCATCTGAAGTTTTTGCATCACCAGCTTTAGATAATCCTGTCCATGTTTCCAGAATTTCATCAACTACACCAGTAATTCCACCATCTTCATCTTGAATTACAATATGCAATTCATCACCAGATGCCCCTCTATCAGATGCCCATGTTGATGTGACGGGAGCAGTATCAAATAATGCA